TTTCCTGCTGACTATTGAACCGCCGAGCGGTACGCCGCCGATCTATCTGGTCAACAACACGCAGCCAGTGACAAGCAACGGCATCACTTATCAGCCTTATCCGTTTAGCACGACGCTTCCAATGGATACAGGCGACAAGATTCCAAGCATCCAGCTGACTATTGACAACGTCGATCAATCGCTCACGAACGCGATCAGGGAATTAGAGGAAGCGCCAAACATCAGACTTCAGCTGGTGACTTCGGACTTTCCAGACCTGGTGGAAAAGGATTTGAATTTCTTACGCTTGCGAAACGTCAACTATGACGCAATGACGATCACGGGTGTTTTGGAGGTCGCTTCAATCTGGGCGAGAAAGTTTCCGTCCGAGAGAGTTGACCCTGTTGCATTTCCGGCGCTTTTTTACTGATGAGACTCACAGCAAACCTCGCCGAATATATCGGCATCCCATACAAAGACAGGGCGCGGTCTGAGGACTGTGTCGACTGTTGGGGCTTGCTGTGCCTGTTTTACCGGCGCGAGTTCGGCATTGACTTGCCAGAGTACACAACCAGCACACCAGACGGCGCAAAGTATGTGGCCGAGGTCGTGGCTGGCAGTCGGGTGGAACCTGTGTGGAAGAGAATCGATTCGCCCGAATATGGTGACGTTCTTCTCTTTCGTGTTCAGGGTCTACCCATCCACTGTGGACTCAGCCTGGGTGATGGCGAGTTCTTACATTCATTCCCGAAACGAGATTCCTGCATTGAACGGCTGGACTCTCTGTCGTGGGCTAAACGATTCGACGGTGCTTATAGATGGAAAATTTAAACTCAGTCAAGGTTAAGCATCGGATATTTGAGGATGCCGTCCACCTGACGATCCCACCAGGTTCAAGCATTCAGCAGATTATCGACCTGGCTGAAATACCCGAGCAAGCACTGCCGAATATTGTGGTGCTGAATCACGGATCGGTGATCAGCGATTGGGAGTACGTCACCAAGGACGCAGACAATTTGGCAATCTGTGTCGTCCCCCAGGGCGGTGGCCGAGGTGGAAAGTCTATCCTCGGCGCGATTGCGATGATTGCGATTGCAGCATTTGCGTGGTGGGCAGCTCCGGCCATTGTAGGATTCGGGGCAGGATCGGCAGGATGGGCCGCAGCGGCCGCAGCGGGGTCGTCTGGCTGGGTCATGGCTGCATCGGCGGCCATCACGATGGTTGGCAGCATGGCGATGAACGCCTTGATTCGGCCGCCATCACTCTCAGTGAAATCGATCTCAGACAATCGCCCCACAGCGGGGCCGGCTGATGCAGCCGAGGCGAATACGTTCGTCTTTGGTGGCCAGTCAAATCAAGGGCGCAAGTATCAGCCATCGGCCAGAGTATACGGTCGGCATCGTATGTTCCCGTCGATTGCGGCGAACCCTCTCATTGAGAATGCTGGCACAGACTCAATCATCACGACAGTCTATGACTTTGGTCTTGGCAATTTGCGGATTGAGGACTTACGCATTGGTGATGCCGACGCAAGCGAGTACGCACCAGAATTAGCGTTCCATTACGGTTCGCTCATGCGATCAACGGTGTACTACCCGAAGCGGGTATCTTATGAGTCCCTCACATACGTCACCAAGCAAGACCAGCCTTTCGTCATTCGCACTAAGCCGAACTCAATTTCCGGCCAAGTTGATCTGTACTTTCCTCGGGGCCTAGTCTTTTACGACGACACAGGCAAGAGGTTGGAAAACAAAGTCCAGCTGGAGGTCTGGTGGCGCAAGGTTGGCAATCCTGACTGGATAAAGGTTCGTGACGATCAATTCAAAGGCGCAACGGTTCGCCAGGACACGGCCATCGCCAGCACCTCAGAGCAATACGAAACAGGAGTGTTGACCGACGCCGAGCGTTACAGTCTATACACTAGACCTGAATCATATTGGCAAGAGACAATCCCTGACGAATACGACTACGGCACAGGTAACAACGAAGGCGGCGGCGATAACAATTGGGGAAACAACTGGAACTCGGGTGATGGCGGTCGTGCAGCAAGCGATTATGTAGAGACCACAGTCGTATTTGAAGGAACTGTCGTTTACGGTGGCTGGGATGGAGGAAGCGATTGGAATAGTGGCGGCGGTGGATTAAAGGATACAGCAAAGCTCGGCGCAAAAATTGCGCTTGATGGCTACTCCAAAGGTTCTCTAAAAGAGACGCAAGGCAATACCTCATATTACTCGGTTATTAAAGCGCAGCACGAACTGTCGCTTGGCACGATGTGGCTCGATTTCGTGGAAGTGCGAGGCGATACTACTTATTACGGCACTCGCATATCACACAACAATCAGCTGATCTACAACGGCGATCAATTGCTGTCTGGTGTTTATAACAACTATCGCAAGGGTACGAGCAAGGGTTCTGTCCAGCCTTCACAAGAACGCAGGGAAGAGTATTACGGACTGATTGTTCCGACGTATACATCTTTCGCAACTTCCACAGTCGTCGGTTCGACAGCTCGTCCATTTACTCTGGTCGCAGCAGTAGACTTCTACGAATCCGCAACGCATGAGTTTCAGATCGTAAGACGCACACCAGTCAGCGAGGACAATCGCAGCGCAAATGACATCACGATTACGCTGATTAAGTCTTTCCAGTCCGGCGCAGTCTTTAACCTTTCTCGCGTTCATACGATGCTGGAAATGCGTCTGCTGGCTAACGACAAGATCAGCGGCGTGGTCAATAACATATCGGCTATTTGCACAAGCGTTCTGCGGGTCTGGGACGGTGCTGCTTGGGTCTATCAGCCAAGCAGAAATCCGGCATGGATTGTCTACGACGTTTTAACAGGTGAGGCAAACCCAGCGCCTCTACGGGACGACCAGATTGATCTGGCAAGTTTCTATCGTTTGGCGCAACTGTGCGACGAGCAAATTTCAACACCTCTCATCGATGGCACCACATCAGTCGGACCTCGCTATGCTTGCGACTTAGTGGTTGACTATGAGACAACGGTCTATCAGCTGATCGAGTCAATTCTTTCGGTATGCCGCTCGACCTTAATCATGTCCCAGTCGGGCAAATACGGAGTATTGATTGACCAGGCTCAAAGCGTACCTCGCCAGCTTCTGACGCCTGTCAACTCTTGGAACTTCTCAGGCAATCGCACTTACTCAGACCGTCCAAACGCTCTGCGCGTGAAGTATGTTGAGCCAGAACTCAACTGGCAGATGAACGAGATCCTCGTCTATGACGACGGGTTTAATGTAAACAACGCTCGCACTTTTGAGGACTTGGCGACCTTCGGTATTACAGACGGCGCAAGAGCCTGGAGGTTCGGCCGGTATATGTTGGCGCAGGGCTTGCAAAGGTCAGAGACGTTCAGCATCAGCGTGGACGTTGAGAACCTCGCTGTGCAGCGTGGAGACCTGGTGCGTGTCGCACACGATGTCCCCAAGATCGGCGGCCTAGGCGCAAGAGTGGTGGACGTATACGGCAACCAGGTCAAGGTGAGCGAAGAGGTTACGGTCACGCTGACTGATTACACGATCCGATTGCGAGATGGCTCAATCAGAACCGGCAAGATTCTCGATACCTCTGACGACGGATTGCTTACTCTCGACAACACATCGGGTATCGAGTCAGACGACCTGATTGTCATTGGCAACACAGAGCGCGTCACACAGGATTATCTAGTCCAAGAGATTCGGCCAGGCGCAGACCTCTCGGCTGACTTGACGCTCGTCCGGTATGTTGAGGGGGTTTACACAGCAGACGAGGGCGATATCCCTCCCTGGGACTCTGGCCTGACGGACACGATTGTCAACGTCACAGACTTGAAAGTCGTCAACCTTACTGGATCCGCAAAACTCGTCTACGACCTCCGTATTCCGTACAGCCGTGTCGAGTTAAATTTTGGCATTGAAGGCACTGCCTATTATCAATGTAAGGTCTATTTGGTCAGAGCAGGGTTTGACAACGAGCTTCTAGGCTCAACAAAAGACTTCACTTATCTGGAGCTGATCAATACCATCGTCGAGTATGCAAAGCTCGGCTATCGTCGGTATTACGTCGTCCCATTCAACACAGTGGGTCTTATTGGAACGGGTGCGTATGTAGACGTCCTGGTCGAACCGGATCGTGAGCGGCCACCTACCCCATACGGCTTCTCTGTAAACGTACAAAGCGAGCTTGTAGAGTTGTTTTGGCAGCTTTCAGAAGCACCTGACATCGCACACTACAATATCCGCTATACGCCAGAAGTCATCAGCCCACGCTGGAACGCTTCGCAATTCTTGAGCCAAGTCAGCTGGCAGACAAACCACACTTCTGCTGGTGCTAGAACCGGCACCTACATGATCAAGGCGGTCGACACTTCGGGCAACGAGTCAGTCGAGGCGATGAAGCGTACCACGGTCGCACAGCTGCCAAACATCAACTATATCGAGCGTGTCGAAGATCACCTCAGAAATTGGGACGGATTGGATTATCTGACCGAGTCCAGAGGTTCCGTGATGTACGCATCAGGCGCAGACAACGATGTGCAGCCAGTCTCCTATTACGTCTGTAAGGAAATCGTAGACCTCGGAGAACCTTACGAGGTTCGTATCAGCTCCAAGATTCGTGCGTTTGGTCAACACTCAGACGACCTCATCTACAAGTGGAAAACGCTTGCAGACGTTCCCGCAATGGCAAGGGCAACATCGTCCGAGTGGGACGCATGGGTGGAGGTCAGGGTTTCAGACGCACAGATTTTTATTGCGGACTGGAACACGATGGCAGAGATTGATCCAATCGCTAGTGGCAACGAAGCAGACTGGTCGGAATGGCGTCCGGTTGAGGTCGGCGACTTCACTGGTCAATACCTCCAGTTCCGCATCCAGCTTCGCAGCTACAACAATTTAGTGAGGCCGGTCGTCACAGACGGCACGATCGAAATCGATATGCCAGACCGTATTGATTACGGTCCTGACGTCGAGGTCGCAGAGGGCGGGCTGACAGTATTTTTTGCTCCCGCATTCAGAGTGCCGCCATCGGTCGCAATCAGCATCGATGGCAATGATCAACCTGTGAGTGCGGTGGTGACGAATAAGGATCGAGACAGTTTTGATGTACAGCTAGTAAACGTAGTAACAAATTCCCCAGTGGCTGGTCGTATCGACTGGCAAGCAAAGGGCTATGGACGGCGAGCCGTCACTTCTATTTAAAGGGATTTAAAAATGGCACAGCAACCAATTTCAGATTATCCAATCGATCCGGTCGTCACATCCGGCACTCAATTGGCGGATATTCTCAACCGAACGAATCAAGTTATGAATAGCGGTAATTCAGGCACAAGTAGACCGCCAACAGTCACAGCAGGAGGTTTGTGGGTAAAGACAGGCGGTCCCGTTCCAGAACTTTATTTGTTCGATGGAACAACCGATATTTTTTACAGTTCTGTCGGACCGCAGGGTATACAAGGCCCCGCTGGTCCTTCCGATTGGAATGCGATCCCAAATATACCGCCAATTGTTTATCCTGACGGCGGCACATACAACATCAACATCACTGGTAAGTCAGAATACGCAGAGCGAGTGCATAACAATGCCGGGACAATGCGATTCAATTGGTCGGATGACAGTACACCAGTAGCCTATCTTTGGGGATCTGATGAGTCAAGCAATGCTCGTCTCATCAATATGTACACGCTGGCAAATTCGCACAGCCATCCTTCATCTGCGAACTCTGCAACTGTTCTTTCTTCTGGAGATGTTGCAGATATTCAGATGGGAATGCCGGGAGATGCTAGTCCCGGGACTATCGTTACTCAAACAAGCGCTCTCGGCCCTGGATTTTCTACTTGTCAGGTAACTGGTCATGGAACTTTTGACTTGGGGTCTGATGCGGCTCAATACAAATTGATGATTAATTTGTTTAACGCAAGCACAGGCCAATGGGTAAAGTCTGATTATGTAATTTCTTATGGCAAAAAGAATGGTGGACTTGATCGAGTTCCATTTGCATTGACAACATCTATTCCGGTCGACCCAAATCATGTCTATTACGCTGTTATATCCGGAGCTAAAGATGCTCCAACGGGTATCGCAACAGGGATGTTTCACTGTTCAGTTCGTCTGACGATGCTTAAATAATTGGAGAAAAAAATGAACGAAATTACTGAAATCTATTACACAAACGAAGAAATGAAACTTTATAGTTTCAAAGTTTCTGGCGATGAGGGCTGGAAGGGTGCATCTCTGTGCAATCCTGAAGAATCGTGGGGTGAAAACGAAAAGGCTGTTTCTGAGTGGATTAAAGCAGGAAAGGCTGTTCCCCCATATCCAGAGCCAGCACCCATGACTACCAAAGAAAAGTTGAAATCAATTGGCATTGATTTTGATGACCTCAAAGCACTCATCAACGCTGCTTAATCATGGACGAAAAGCAAACCTCGCAAGTCAAGGACGGAGTGATGTCCGTCCTGACTTACATAAATTCTCCCTTTAAGCTGTTCGTCGTGATCTTGCTTGGTGTGCTTGGTTTCGTTGGATATTTCGTTTACGCAAATCAGGCTGTGATGATTGGTGCGTATTTGAAAAGCAGGGAGTTGCCAAAGTTAGACGAGGACAGGTTCGACATCGCAGCGTCTTTGCTATTTAGAGAAACTAAGGCAGAGGTCGTCTCTATCTTTGCTGTCGATCCAATTCTTAATAAGCGAGTGCTGCTAAGGATGTACGACAAAGACGATGGCAGACAAAAGCTATTGGAAGGCACAGACGTAAAGCTGTTCTCAAGCAACCACGACAACAACGCCGATGTGATTCGCCTGATGGGCGGAGAGATACCTTGTGGTGCGTATCTGCGACCACAGTCTGAGGCGGGGCTGTTCTACATCAACCAAGGCGTTCGCTTTACTTGCAGGGTATCTGTACCCCCGGACATCAACCAGTTCATAGGGCAGGTGACAGTGGGTTGGCTGGTAGAGCCTGACCTTGAATACTCTCGGGCAATCATGGAAGTCGTGGCCCGTGGCTTGGTGAAACAAAAATGATTCTCTACGCAAAAATCGCAGCAATAGTTATCGCCCTGGGAATTGCTTATTGGCAAGGCTACTCGACGATGAAAGACAAGCACTTGCTATTTGTCTCGGAAGTTGAGTCGATTGCCAAAGTTCAGGAGGCGGCCAATCAACACGCCATCGAGGTGGCGGAAATAATTTCGGAGACTGTCAAGAATGAATATGAGATCAAGATTGCTGGGTTGCGTAATCGCTACGCTAACACTAGCAGGGTGTGCGACCAGGGTGGCCGTCCCAATAACTTGTCCAAAACCTCCCCCTCCACCAGCAGAGCTGATGAACTCGCCGCCGACAGCAGACTTGCTGGACTTTGCGCCGAAACCACGCAGCAATTAATTTCCCTTCAACAATGGATATCTAAACAACAGGAGCATCAAAAATGATTACACGCGAAAACCTTCTGGCCGTCACAACACCAGAGATGGCTGATAAATGGTTGGATGCATTAAATGCTACGGCCGAGCAATTTGACATCAATACTCCAGACAGAATCGCTGGTTTCTTGAGCCAGCTGGCACATGAGTCCGCAGGATTTAAGGCAACGTCTGAGAACCTCAACTATTCAGCCGAGGCGCTTTGCAGGGTCTGGCCAAGCCGGTTCAACGCTGAAAATTGCCAAGATTACGCTCGCAATCCTGAAAAAATTGCAAATAAGGCATATTCCAGCCGCATGGGCAACGGCGACGAATCTTCAGGCGATGGATGGAAATACCGAGGAAAAGGTCTTATTCAGCTCACGGGCAAAGACAACTATCAGCGATTCTCAGATGCAACCGGCGTGGACGCTGTCGAGAATCCCGAACTGTTGGCCGAGCCAGAGATGGCAGCATTGAGTGCTGGATGGTTCTGGTCGACAAACGGACTGAACGCCCTGGCCGACTCCAGGGATGTGGTCGCGATGACCAAAAGGATCAACGGCGGGACGCATGGCCTAGATGATCGCCAGGCGAAATATGCCGCTGTTTTGGCATCAATGGCCTGAAATCCTGGTGCTATTCTGGTGCTATTTCGGTGCTATTTTTGCGCTATTTTGGACAGTATTGGACAGTCAGGGAAAGAAAAACCCCCGGAGAACGTGGTGTTCTAAGGGGGTTTGACTGTCTATCTCTGTCTATACTGGTGGAGCCGGGGGGAATTGAACCCCCGTCTAATTTCAATAGATATGCGGCTCTCCGGGGTGTTTTGCGTTTCTGGTGCTATTCTGGTGCTATTTGGTACCGGACATTTCGACAACGTGATCGAAATTAGCACCAGCCTTCGTGAAGTTCGCAGGGATGAACTTTCCGTATGTGCGAAAGATCATTTGGACGTCAACGTGGCCCATCTGACCGACGAGCCAGAACGGGTTTGCTCCCGCTGTCAGCAGAGTTGAGGCGAATGTGTGGCGCACCTGGTAAGGGTTGCGATATCGAACGCCAGCACGTTTGCAAAGAGGGTCCCAGAGTGTTTTGCGGATCTGCGCGTCGGACAACCAGGGGGCGGCAGTCCTGGGGTTAAACCAGACCCGGCCACCTTCCAGGAACGAGACGGCCTTTTGTTCGGACAGCGCAGCGAGTGCGGCCGCCGACAAATCAATGTCCCGTTTGCCGGATTCTGTTTTCGGCGTCTTGTCGATCTGACGGATCTTGCCGTCCTGCATTCCAGTGACCTGGTTGGCCTCGATCCTGACCTTGCCCTTGATCCAGTCGATCGACGACCAGGACAAAGCAATCAGCTCGCCTGGGCGCAGACCCGTCTGGAGCCAGAACTGGACCATCGCTCGCTCGTCTGACCTGGCCGCCTTGATCAGCGCGACACATTCGTCCTGGTCAAAGGGATCGACTTGGTACTCGGATTTCTTTGTTGTTTGGCGCAGCAGCTTGC